GGGCATGCCCTGCCGTCTCTCATCGTACCACCACGACTTCGTGTGCGCCTTGTAGTAGACGCCGCTCGGGAACACGATCCTCTTGATCGTCGAGGTGTTGTTGGTCGCCGGGTTCAGCGCGCCGAACGCGATCGAGTGGTAGTCGCCACTCGTCGGGTATGGCCCCGAAGATCCGCTGGTCGAATACCCGCTCGTGATGCTCAGAACGTTCGGGGCGTTCACGTCCAATGTCGCACGGAAGTCCGTGTCAACCTGGACGCCCTTCCCGCCCGCCTTCAGGATGGCCTTCAGGACGTCGCTCGGAGTGGTGACGACATTGCCGCCCTTCATCCGGTGTGACACGCCCACGGCCTCCTCCAGGCCAATGCCCTGAACCCCTCCGGGCTGAACCCCCGCCAGGACGCGCATCTCCTCCATCAGCGTTACCTTATTGTCGTCGCCCATGGAGTCCTCCTACGAATGCTTGTCAGCGACGTGGTTGATCATACCCTCTTCGGTCTTGAGGATCTTCTCATTCCCCTCGCGCTCGCAGATGGCGCACTGGAACCGGCCGTCGTCCAGCTGGTAGTACTCCTCCTGATCGTCCTCGTCTTCCTCGTCCTCGGGCTCCTCCTCGGGCTCCTCCTCCTCGGGCTCCTCTTCGGGATCCGTGGGGGAGATGGTGACCTTGTCGTCCTCGGTGTTCAACTCGCCGTCCTCGCCCGGATCGACCGTCGCGGTCATCGCGCCGACCTTCACCTTCATCGGCTTGTCGGAGTGGCCGCCGATCTCGGTCACGAAGCCAGCCTCGATCGGCCCGCTCATGTCCAGATCCGCATCCACCTCTGCAGCCTTGCCCGGAACGAAAGAAACGGCCACGCGCTCGATCCTCTCGGGGAGGCCCCCGGTAGCCGGAATGCGCCTGACGCCGAGATGCGTGCAAGGCTTCGTCTGCGGCCTTGTCAGCATGTAGAGCTTCTTCGGCATTGGATTTCTCCTTCAAAAAAAGGGGCCGAGCCGGTTGTGTTACCGACCCGGCCCCAGGGTTCCTGCGTCTATCCGACGCCCGGTCTCACCACTACAGCGTGGTGGTCACGTTCGGCAGGCCGGACACGTTGACGACGCCGTAGTACTCCGGACGGAGCATGCGGGTCGCGTAGCGGGTCCGGACGCCCTTCCTGAACGTGAAGTCGTTCGGGTCGAGGAACGTCGGGGTGACCTGCAGCGGCACGTACGGCGCGTACACGTACCCGGCATCGATGAAGCTGTTCCCCTTCAGACCGACGAGGATCTGGTTGGAGGGCATGTACGGGTCCTGGTAGACCGCGTACTTGCGGAGCAGCGTACCGATACGGGCGATGCCGTAGTTGGCCGTGATCGGACCGTACGACGGCCCCTGCACGTTCTGCTCGATGCTGGCGAAGTCGCCGTGCGTCGAGAGCTGGTCGAGCAGCCCGCCGATGCCCGGAGGCACGACGAGGAAGTTGGCCGGGGCGCGACCGGAGGTCCGGTGGATCTCCGCCGAGAGCGCGCTGATCTGCGTGATCAGCTGCCTGATGCTCTCGATCTCGCCCGGCGTGTTCGAGCTGTAGGTGTAGGGGATGGAGTGGGCCGCATTGCTGAGGAGATCGGTGATGATCTCGCGGTCGACCTCCAGCATCACCTCGTTCGAGAAGGTGCTGACCAACTCGGCCTCGGCGTCCATCCCGTGGAGGGCGCGGAGGTCATCGACCGCCTCGACCGTCCAGCGGGCCTTCAGCTTGCGGCTCTCGGCCTGCACGGTGTGCAGCGCGATGTCGAGCGAGATGCTCGGGATCTCCGCGCCGTCGGTGTAGCCCACCAGCTCCCAGTTCACGAAGTACTGGAAGTAGATGACCGTGTTGTTGACGAAGGGGCTGTTGGTGCCGCCCGAACCGGCCGCGTTGATCGACCAGTTGCCCGTGGTGACGTCGAACGTGCCGACGTTGTTGGCGTTCGCCGTGTCGTCGATCAGGTTGCCCGCGTCGTTCATCGTCGCGACGACCTCGGTCGGGGCGGACGCGGCGTCGGCGTCGAGCATCCGGTAGTACGCCTTCACGTAGAAGGTGCGCTGCCCGGCGGTACCGTTCGCGCGGATCGGCTTCCACTCGGTCGTGCGGCAGTTGGCCGACGCCTGGGTGAGCGCGCCGGACGTGCCCGTACCCGTGTCGGTGCAGACGGCGTCGTAGTCGACGAACTCGGAGCTGTAGTACTTGGCGAAGTTCTGGTTGATGTTGTCGCCCGCGTCCAGCTCGCCGTCGTAGTTCATGTCCGTCGGGTTGTTCGAGATCGCGGCCTGCGGCAGCTTCGTGCCCTTGCGATCGTCGTACTTCTTCTCGTAGTAGAAGATCCCGCCGACCGGAGCGGTCATCGGCTGGACGGAAACCAGCTGATTCGCGATCAGGTTCGGGAAGACCCTCCGCAGGATCGGGAAGATGTACTTCGTGAACGACCCGGCGTTGGTGCTGAGGGTGTCCTCGTGGAACGACTTGATGTGCTCCATCTCGTTTTCGAGAAGGATCGCCGTCGCCTTCTTGGTGTAGCCCTGGTCGTGCTGGACCGGGATACCCTCCAGGAGGTCGCCCCACTTGGCCACGCACGCGCTGGCGTAGCTGTTGTCGTGGATCGTCTTCGGACCGGCCTGCTCCAGCAGTGCCCTTGCTTCGGTGCTCTCGTTGCTCATTTCGTTCTCCTCAGTCGTGGTTGTGACGGCCTACTCCATGTTTGAAAGGCCAGCCAGTCGCTTCATGATGCTCATGTCGTTGCCCAAGTCGTCCGTCCTACGGGGCGAGGGCTTCGACTCCTTGCCTTCATTCAGCGTGTTGCGCTCCTGCCGCTCCCCGGTTCCGCGCTGCAGATTCCTGCGCGCTTCCGCGAGACGCTGCTCGGAGACATCCCGAACTCCCTTCTCCGTCACCAGCCTGTCAACCACGGCCTCGGAGGTCACATCCTCCATGAGGTCCAGCAACTGTCTACCATTCGCCAGCCCGACAACCTTCTCGTGCTTGTAAACCTCGATGTCGAGCTTACGCTGCGCCTCTTCGGCTTCCTCCAGCGCCTTGGCCCGAGCCTCCTCGGCTTCCTGCACGCGGCTCTCAGCATCCTGTCGCTGAGAATCTGCCTCTGTTCCAATTTCCACAGCCTTCTTCAGTTTCGACGTCAACGAATCCACCCTCTCGGTGAGGAGGGAAACTTTCTCGTTCAGTGCGGCGTTTTCGGCCATCAGCTCGGCGTCGCCCTCCGAAACCATGCCCTCGTGGACGTGCTCCGGGAGGTCCGCCAGGATCGCCTCCAGCTTGTCCTTGGCATCGTCGAGATCGGTGAAGGTGTGCTTCGCCACCAACTTCCGGATCGACTCCGCCATCGGATGCCCGCTGATCTTGCGCTCGATGAAGACCATGCACTCGGCCTGCATCGCGCGCTCCTCGTTCTCCTCGGCCGCCGTCCGTGCCTCGGAGACTTCGATCTCACGCGCCTTCTCGGCGTCCGCTGCCGCCTTCTCGTCCTCGGTGGCGTAGAAGGGGGCCACCATCTCCCAGATCGCCGCCAGGACCGCCTTGGAGGCCCCCACGTTGGGATCTGCGGCGAACTCCTCGCGCAGGTCTTCCGCCAGGGACTCCTTGGCGTCAAGGAGCGACTCGGCGAGCTGCTTCTCGAACGCCTCGGTCATCTCGGTCCGGACGCGCTCCTCGGCCTCCTTCACGGCCTCGTCCACGCCCTTGTTGACCTTGAGCTTCGCCTTCTCGATCGCGTCCTCCTGCAGGGTGGACGCCACCTCGGGGAACTCGTCGAGGAACATCTGCGCCACGTCGGGCTGATCCTCGTCTACGTCCTCCGTGAAGATCCCCGGAACCGCCGTCTTCATCGCGGGGTCCGCGACGAAGTCCCACGTCTTCAGGACGAAGTCGCCCTGCACGACCTCCCCTTCGACCTTGGGATCCTCGGAAGGACGGGTGGACCCGAACCCCCGGGAGGAGATCCCGATCTGGACCCCGGCCTCGATCAGCGCCTTCAGGGTCTTGCCCTCCGGCGTGTTGAGGATCTCAGCCTCGCCGATGACGATGCCGTCCTTGATCTTCAGGTCGGTGATGACGTGCGAGACGCGCTTCAGGCTCGTCTTGCCGTCGGTCGGGTGATCCAGCTCGCCAAGCACGCGGCGGCTCTTGAGATCCTCCGACAGGCGGCTGATCTCGCGGTTCATCAGCTCTTCGGGGTAGATGCGACCGTTCTGGGTCGGGACACCAGTCCGTCCGAACTCGCCACGCGCGATGACTTTCCCACCAGCAGCCTCGGTGAGCGTCAGCTGAACTGGTGTCGATTCGATCAGAAGATTCGGCATCTTATCCTCTCTTGCCGGTTTTGCTCCGCCAGCGCCGGATTCGTGTTCGAGCAATGGGGTTTCGGTCGAGCTTCCGCTTGGCTTCGGGCGAGACTTTCCTGTCAGTCTTTTTGCCATCACCCCGAGCGGATTTCTTGAGCGACTCAAAACCTACCATCTCCTTGCGTCCCGACGGAGTACCAGTGCGGCGTCGCCACACGGCCTCGCCGAGACGGCTCGTCAGTTTCCCAGCGCTTCCTCGCTCCCGATCCGGTCCAGGGACTTGTGGATCAGGGTGAGCACGGGCTTGATCTCCGCGATGAACTCGTCGTCGTCCATCACATCCTCGTCGAGGCGTCCGGCCTTCCACGATGCGGACACCGGCTCGAAGGCTTCCGTGAACACGCGGGTCACGGCCTCGTCCTCGAACTCCTCGGAGAGCAGATCGAAGATGCGGTCCATGCGATCGATCAGCTCGTCGCGCACGGTCTCCGTGATCTCCTGGTTGTCCTCCATGAGGCCCAGAAGCTCGGCCGCGAACGGCGACTCGGTGAACTCCATCTCCTCGCCACGACGGGCCGCGACGCGGGCGGACTTGCGCTCGGACTTCTTCCCAGCTCCGGAGCGCGCCCACTTCTTCTTCTTGCGCCCCTCCTTCGCCAGCTTGCCAGCGCCACCGGCCGCCTTCACGGCGGGCACGCACTTGGTGCCGTCCTTGCGGAACCCCTGCGGGCACTGCTTGCTCTTCTTCTTGGCGACGGAACCAGCCTTGAAGCGGCGGGTGACTTTCGCTGCGACCTCGGCGATGAGGTGGTCGACGACCTCCTCGGCGCGCTCCTTCAGCTCGTCGGAAGCGTCCTCGGGCATCTTCTTGCCCTTCAGCGCTTCGAGAACCTCCTCGACGTCCTCCGCCTGGAGTCCCTCGAACGGGAGATCCATGATGGCGTTGAACAGATCCTCGTTCACCTCCTCGGCGTCGAGCGGATCGACATCCTCGTTGGTGCTGTCGGGGGTCTCCTCGTCGCCCTCATCCGTGGACTCTTCCTCGACCTCGGCCGGTTCGTCCGCGTCCTCGGTCATCGGAATGCCACCGAGGCGCGCCTGCTCCACCATGCTGATTCCGGGAATGCCCAGACCCTTCAGGTCTTCTTCCAGGGAGGTGTGGATGGTTCGCTTTCCCATTGCTCTACTCCTCGTCGTCGGTTGGCAGCGACCGGATCTTCATGTACGCGGTCACGACTGCCATGGTTTTCGCTCGCCCAGCAAGCCTGTCATGTGCTTCTGCCATGCGTCCGACATCTTCGGTCCGCATCAACTTTTCGGCCTTGCCGAGCAAGCCACCAATGGCCCGCGCTTCTACCTTCAACGATTCGCAGATAGCACTGAAAAAATCATCCTGATCCTGATCAAACACCATCTTGCTGCATTCGTCAACCATCTCGTTCACCAAGTCGGCAACGAGTGTCAACCCTTCGCGCAGCTCATCCTCGAACTGCGGCAGCTTTGACGGGGCGATCGACGTGAACTTCGTGGTCGGGAACGGGCTCTCGATTTCGCGAATTTTTCCGTACAAGGTGGTGCGAATCTGCTCCTGATTCGCCTCGTACATACCGAACCACTCCCCGGCCTCGACGGCTTCGTCGATCTTGGCCAGGACATCGGAGGCCCAGTAGTCCTCCTCGCGGTCCAGCAACTGGGCCACCTCGCGCACTTGAGTTCGCGACAGCTTCTTCCCCTTCATCGCGCTCTCGACGAGCGACCGGAGCTGGGATGAGACGAACGCCGGAACGTTCTCATCCTCGATGACGGGAATTTCCTTCGTCGGCTTCGCCTTGATGTCGTGGACTCCGTCTTTGTCGACGGCGTAGGTCACCTTGAGAATCTCGCCGCTCTCGGACATCGCCAAGGCGTGCGAATCGTGCGTCGCCAGAATCCGAACGGCTGTATCGCCGAAGTGATCCTCGATCGCTTCCTTCACGACCAACGCACGATGCTCCAGGCTCCCCCGGAACTTCTTATCGATCGCAGAACCTTGGATATACGGCATCTTCGTCCCCTATCCCGAGACGACCCGGCGTCGCACCAACTTCGAAAGATCAGCCACGCGACTGTCGAGCCTCTCGACCTTTTTTACCACCTCGGGCATCGTTTGACTAGCCTCTTCGAAAATCTTCTTCAGGCCAATCAGCTCGCCCGACATATTGGACTCCTCTGCACCGGGTGGACCACCGCCAGCATCAGGCATCTCCTGCAGCTCCGGATGGAGCCGCATGATGTCCGCCTGTGTTGCGGCCTCACGCTTGGCGTCCGCGTCCATCTCCTCGCCCTTCTCGCGGGTGATGAAAGCGGCGTCGTCCTCGGTGAAGTGGAAGATATGCTGGAGGATCCATGGCTTGCTTGCCCACTCCGTCATGGAGTCGGCGAGAGCCGCCTGCGCGTTCATCACCTCGATCTGCTGCATCTCGAAGATCGCGCTCGGCACCGTCATCTTCAGCTTCCACTCGACGGAGTCCGGATCGATGTTCAGTGCCGCCATGTGAATCCGCAGCACCTTCCGCATGCCCATGATGAACTCGCGCTGAATCCTCATGCACGCGCGCGCGAACCGAACGTCCGCCTGCGACAGCGACTTGTCCGTCTCCCCCTCGTCCGTCACGTTCAAGTAGGATCGCGGCACCTTCAAGGCCGAGATCAGCTTGCCCTGGAAGTACTCGACGTCGTCCATCATCTGCACGTCGGGGCCAGAGATGGTCTCGATGCGCGTGGACTCCTTGCCACCCCTGGTTGGGATCCAGAAGTCCTCGTGTGGCGACAGCGGGTTGTACCTGAAGTCCAGCTTCCCCGTCGCCGGGTCGACCAGCTTCACCTTCTTGTAGCCGCGCTTCACCTTCTTGACGAGCGCCATCGCCTCCTTCGGAGGAAGATCGCCCGTGTCCACGTAGAACGCAAACCGCCCAGGAGCCCGCGTCAACTTCTGCACCAACGCGGTATCCTCCATGAGCATGAGGCGCTTCCAGATCCAGCGCGCCGAGTCGAGCACGCTGTACCCGTACTGCGCCCGCATCATCTTCGAACGGAGCCGCCAGTGGACAACCTGCCACGGGTAGAAGAAGACCAGCTTCTTGCGCCCGACGTCGCCGTCCTCCTTCTCCGGAGGGAGCTGCCCCTTCTTCATGTACTCCGCGACCGCGCCGTACTCGAAGTTGAAGGATCCAGAAACGTCCTGGACGAAACCGATCAGAGATCCCTTCTCATCTACAATGCGTCGCATCGTCGGAACCGGCAGCCAGTTCAACCCGACCACACCGATCTCGTTGACGAGGATCTCCGCGAAGCAGTTACCGTACTTCGCCAACGTCCGCACGGCGACCCAGATGTCCTCCTCGATACGGAGGCGTCGGTGCATGCAGTCGTCGATGATGTCCCTGATCACCCGGTCACGAGAGAGGCCCCAGATCGTTTTCCCGTG